TGACCCAAAATATTCCAGAGACATACAGGCACCCGATGGCCTCGATGTTGCGACTTGTTGCCTTAGTATTCTGAATAGAAAAGTTACGACGGAAGAAGAATCTATTGCCAACGCCGCTCTAATCGCCGCCGCACCTGATATGTACGAAGCACTTGAGGCGGCAATACTTGAATACGGCAAACCAGGCGGCCCGTGGAATGTTCCATCATCGCCCGGCACGTGGATTGACAAAGCAAAGGCGGCTATTGTAAAGGCGCGAGGCGAAGCATGAAAGAATCCGTAATACAAGAATCAATTGTCAACTTCCTTTCCATGATTTGCCGGCAATATGGGTTTTTGTTTTTCAGTGTTCCCAACGAGGCGACCGTTAAGGGAACCGACGAGGCCGACTTTGGACGCGCAATAAACTTAAAAAAGATGGGTGTACTTCCCGGCGTATCTGATTTGGTAATCGGATACCGCGGTAAAATGTATTGCCTTGAGGTAAAAAACGAAAGGGGTAGACAGTCGGAAAATCAAAAAAACTTTGAAGGGTGGTGCGCGGAATGTTGCATACCGTATGTACTTGTCAGATCGGTTGACGATGTACATGAGGCGTTGAGAAAATGGGAGATTGTGAAATGACAACCGAGCCAATGTATTTGGAAATCACCTGTCCGTCTTGTGGTAAAAAAACCAAAATACGCTTAACTGGTGCCGAAAGAAAAATAGCAGAATTACGCGAACAGCTAAGGCGCGAACGGGACAAGCACAAATACTCAAATCCGTTTGGCGATATTTTTGGCGGTATATAATGGACAAGCAAATAAACGAGCGTTGCCCGCATACAAAAAACTGTTGGCTAAATGGCAATTATAATTATTGTAAAACCGCGATATGCAAAGAACCGTTAATACCAAAAGATAAGCCGTTATCAAAATCAGTTGCAAACAGTACAAGAAAAATAATTGAGGCAACAAAAACCGGTATTATTGTTAATAATACTATTGGGCAAGAATCGGAACAAATACAGGGGGAGTTGTTTTGAGTATAACACTCCGACCCTACCAAACCGACGCGCGGTATCAACTTAATGCCCTACTCAATGCGTCCCGTAATCCTGTGTTTGTTGCTCCGACCGGTACGGGCAAAACGAAAACCGCAACCGCCGTAATCGCCGACCGTGTATCAATCGGGCGTCGTGTGTTTGTACTGGTACCGTCGGTCGAGATTTTTACCCAATGGATAACCGACCTATCGGATGCAGGACTAAACCCCGGATACATAAACGACGAGGGCATGAAGGGGCAAAACCGGTCTGTTTATGTCTGCATGGCGCAATCACTGGTGAATATCATTGACCGCATACCGGAATTGTTATGGCCGGATGAGATTTTTACCGACGAATGCCACCATTCGGCCGCCAGCACGTGGGAAACAATTTACACGTTCTTTGACCGCGCTACAAGGTGCGGACTAACCGCAACACCGGAACGATTGGACGGCAAAGGTCTTGACCATCTATACACCGATATTGTACAGACAATCACAATGCGCGAGGCTGTTGACGCAGGATACTTGGCAAAACCGTTGCCGATTGTCCCGCAAAAATACCTGGACAAACACGACATACCTGACGGCAACCCCGATGCACCGGGCGCGTTAGAAGCACAAGCGGCAAAACTTGGCAAGCTCGAAATTATAGGCGACGTACTAGAATCATACCGGCACATTTTCCACGGTAAACCAGTACTTGTGGCGTGTGCTACTTTTGGTCACGCTGAACTAATGGCAAAAAAGTTTGTCGAATCTGGTTGGAACTTCGAGCATATCCATTCCGCACTACCAAAACAAGAACGTCGCCGAATGTTGCGCGGTATCAGATCGGGTACAATCCACGGTCTTTGCACCGTCGGTATTGGCATTGAAGGAATGGATATACCCGGATTATATGGGCTTATATGGCTAAGGCGTACACGGTCATTGACGATTTATTTACAAATGGTGGGTCGTGTTTTACGCCCGTTACCCGGCAAAAAATACGGCGTTATCCTTGACCCCGTTGGCAATTTGTTTTTACATGGTTTTCCTGAATCTGACAGGGCATGGACGCTTGCCGGACGTGGCGACGGTGCGGGTTCGGGAAGTGAACCGCCCGAGGTGCCAATGCGCATTTGTCCGTGGTGCGGTGTTGCAAATAATCCAGAAAACGAACGATGCCATTTTTGTAATATGCAGTTGCTAGACGAGGACGGGAACCGCGTTACAAAAAAACGCGACCTTCCATCGTTTGTGGCAGGTCAATTGATTGCAGTAACCAGTGACGGAGACCGACAGGCCGTAGAGAATGCGATAATCGAGGATGTTGAAGTGGTAACGGACGCACAAAAAAAAGCCGAACAAAAGGAGGCAAGGGTATTGACAAACGCCGAAAAAAAAGATATTTTAGTGCAGGGCATTTTTGCCGGTAGAGAAAGGCGACCGCTTTTTAATGAGGCGGTACGGGGGATGATTGGGCGTGGCGGGTTAGACTGACCAGTATAAATGATGTTATGTCGATGCTTCACCATGTACCCGCAGTAGCGACTACATGGATGAACCACGGGAGGAAAAGAATGATAGTAGCGCAGATTGTAAGAAAGTATCTTGAGGAAAACGGATACGACGGTCTTTGTGGTGATAGTTGCGGTTGCGGACTTGATGATTTTATGCCTTGCGGTGCCGACTGTACAGACTGCGAACCGGCATATAAACATCTATGTCCCGGCTCCGATAAATGCCCTGATGCTGATACGTGCGAATCCGGTGGATCGGTTGGGACATTTTGTTATGGCCCAGTAAAGAAACCTAACAACTGCTTCAACCTGACTAAATCGGGGGTGTTGACATTACTGCTGTAGGTGTATAGTTTTGTATACACTATGGCAGAAACACCTAAAAGACCCCGAGGGAGACCCCCAAAAACAATAAATATACCAGTTGAAACTCCTAAGCAGGATGTATTCCACGCAGATGCCTCTCAGTGGATCAACGTCCTTTCTGGACTTGGTACAGCGCGAGACAAAACGGTATATACCAGATTCGGTCAAGCTAATATTATCGACCACACAGAGCTTACTCAGCTTTACCTTGCAGAAGGTCTTGCTACACGTATAGTTCGCTCTGTCCCTGAAGACGCTACTAGAGAATGGGTGTGGTTTAATGATGAAAAAGTAAAACCTATCCTAGACAAAGAAAATGCTAGACTTAATTCTGAATATGCTATGACTGAGGCTGGTGTGTATGCACACCTCTATGGTGGTTCTATTGTTCTTATGGGTATTCTTGACGGCAGAACCATAGATCAGCCAGTTAATGAAAAAGCTATTCGTGATGTTGCATATCTCCGTGTTATTGATTCTACTTGTATAGATATTACATCTTCAGAATTCGATATGGATATGTCTAGCCCTACTTTTGGTAAGGTTGTCCGATATAAAGTAAGACAGGTAATAAATAATCAGTACATAGAGCAGATGATTCACGCCTCTCGTGTATTGGAATTCAAATCTGATGCAGTTCCTAGTCAAATCTACTCTGGTGTTACACAGGAAACTAAATACTGGGGTATTCCTAAACTCCAATCCATTTACAGCACACTCTCTGCTCACGGTTCTATCCTTCAAAACATTTCCAATATCCTCTATGAGTTTAACTCAGGAACATATAAGCTCAAGAACTTAGGGCAGCTCCTTGCTGCTGGTAATGAAGACCTTCTTATGAAGCGTATGAGGGCTATACAGGCGGGAACGTCAACACTTAACGCTCGTATACTCGATACCGAAGAATCTTATCAAAAAGATTTCACTTCACTCTCCTCACTAGACCAACTTATCGGTGTATTTATGCTCCAGCTTTGCGGAGTAGCAAATATTCCTATGGTACGTCTCTTTGGTAAGTCCCCTTCAGGATTCTCCTCTGGTGAGTATGATATTAAGAACTACTATGATTCTGTAGAGGTATATCAGAGAACTAAACTTGCACCTCCTATGAGATACCTGTTTAAGATTCTCGCTCTCAAGAATAAACTTGACCCCGATGTAGATTTTGAATTCAATTCCCTGTATCAGCTCAATGAAACAGAGAAAGCTGAACTTGCAAAGACTGAAGCACAGACAGCTCAGATTATTGCTAGTACAGAACAAACCTACATTGACCTCGGAATTCGAGATGGTTATGAAGTGGCTAAAGAGCATGGATGGGAAGATGAGTATGAAGAACCTGAACCAGAGGAAACAAATCCTCCTCCTGTAAAGGAAGAGCCTGATGCTGGTACAGAATAGTTTTTGGAATAGAGTAAAATACTTTAGATCACAGATGACTCGTGCTCAGAGGAAAAGAACTCGAACACGTAAGCCACGTGGTATCAATTATCCTTTCAACATAGAGAAGCAGTACCAGAGAGAAATCATAAAATTACATAATGGTTTTATTTTGAGAGCATTGGAAATAGTAAAGCCCTATATTCTTACCTATGCCAGAAACGACTCTATGGAAACAGATTGGGAGTCTATCTGGCAACAGCTAGAAAAAGAATTAGAGCTGTATTACGGATACACCTATGTTGTTGCATATAACATGGGACAGATGTTTACAGAGATAGCTGAGAAAGTATTTGGTAAACATAGTGCCTTCATGCAACAGGAAGTAAAAGTCCTTACTGGTGGAAACACTATACCTATGGATTATTCGTGGTGGAGAGATGCCGAGCTTTTCTGGGAAAAGGAAAACTACAGGCTCATCAAAACTATGGGAACAGATTATATCACAAAGCTAAACAGTATTGTGATTTCTGGTGTGCAATCGGGTGCTACATATAGTGACCTTCTGGAACAGATAGAGGGATTGTCTAGTAACATGACGGGATTCAATGCCAGACGATTAGCTAGAGACCAGATAGGTAAGCTTAATGGTATTATCGCAAAAGAACAACAGACATCTATCGGTATGGAAACCTACTACTGGCATACGATGGGTGATGAGAAAGTACGTGGAGATCCTACAGGAAAATATCCAAAGGCAATCCCCCAACATTTTTATATAGATAATATGCTGTGTTCTTGGAATAATCCTTCTGTGTACTCTGATGACTTGGGTAAGACTTGGAAGACAAGACCAGCATCATGGGTACAAACACATCCGGGTATGGAAATTCTTTGCAGATGCAGTGGATATCCGAGTTGGAATTACTACCTATCAAGTATAGACAAAGAAATAGAAGGAGGGGTCTGATGAAATGTACTCCCGAACTACTCGAAAAGATTAAGGAAGCTATTGAAAGTGTTCGGTACGGTTCGGTCACCATATCAATGTCAGAAGCAGGATCGTTCGTAGGAATTAAAACAGAGCGTCTTGAACGTGTATGTAAAGATGAAATATTTAAGAAATCTGAGTTTAAGCAAGGCTGAAATCAGGGGTGTTGACAAAAGTATACAGTAGTGTATGATTTTGTATACATACTGAATAGGAGGCTCAGAAATGGCTTGTTCAGGAAAGAAGAAAGAAAAGAAACCTAAGAAGGGTCATACTTTTGTACGAGTAGGTATGGAGGATAAATGATACGATATGATTATTCCACAGGAGAATATCTTACTCTCCCAGCTACATTCCATGAAGATGGAACCCTTACAGCTAAGTCTATCATAACCTCTATTGGTGTTTTTCCTTATAGACAACCGGATGGTTCTATTCGTAGAGAATTGCGATTACCCGAAGAAGTTTTTTCTAAGGCAACTTTGGATTCTTTTAATGGGCTTCCGATTTATGTTGGACATAAAACTGGTGAGAATGGAACACTTGAGAAAGATCCGGTGAAGCGTGATGAATGGGCAGTTGGTATAGCAAGTAATCCGGTTGGGGACAATGTATATGTGGCTTCTGACATAAAGATTACTAAAGAAGATGGTATCAATGCAGTAAAGTCAGGTATCCGCTCATTCAGTGTCGGATATACTTGTGATGTTGAACAAGAAGCGGGTGTATGGGGTGGCATTACATTTGATGCTATTCAGAGAAACATAAGAGGTGACCATCTCGCATTGTGTGGAGTTGCCCGTCAAGGTGACCAAGCTGTACTCCGTATGGACAGTGCAGAAATGGTAATAGAGGAAAAAGCCACAGTAGTGGTTGAAAATAAAGATACTAATAAGGAGGATAGGATGGCTGAAAATATGAAGACCATTCAGCTCGATTCTGTCGATTATCAGGCAGAAGAAGCTGTGATCTCCGCTTACAAAAGTGAGAAAGCCAGAGCCGACTCCCTCGTTGATGAACTTGCCACCAAGCAGAAATCTATTTCTACGCTTGAGGCTGAACGTGATTCTGCGAAGGAACGTGCTGACGCTCTCGAAGCGAAGGTTGCTGACTTGGAAAAAGCCAAGCTCGATGAAGCCGAAATTAACAAGAGGGTAGAGGCTCGAATTGCTCTCGTTGCTCTTGCTAATGAAGCTAAAGCGGAAGTAAAGGCTGATATGTCCGATCTTGAGATTAAGAAAGCTATTGTTATGGCTGTATATCCCAAGACGAATCTTGATGGTAAGGATGAAGTGTACATTTCTGCTCGTGTAGATTGTGCTCGTGAAGACCTTGCTGGAGAGAAAGAAAAAGTAGCTCAGGTTAGCGTGATGGGTGCGAATGCTCCTGCCGTTAAAAATGATAATGCAGATTCCGCTAAGAGTGCGTATGACAGAATGGTCGAACGCCTTCGTATGCAGGGTCGAAAGTAATAGGAGGCATATATAATGGGTGCTTACGGTGCTCCTGATGTCGCTATTGCGGGTATGGTTGAAGGGTTTCACAACGACTTTGAATCTGCCATTGCAAAAGAAGACATCGACTTTGGTTCCCCGGTATTCGGGTTTGTTGGGTCGGAAAACAAGTGCTATGGCCCGCACTTGGACAAAGCTACAGTTACGCTTAGTGCTGACCTTGTAGCATCTGATACATTGGCTGTTGTTATTGATGGTGTGACTGTAGACGAGGCTTTTGCTACTACTCATGCCGCCGCGATGACTGCCCTTATTGCAGCCGTCAATGCCGATACGACACTCGCCGCCGCAGGTATTACTGCCGCCGCAGGTGCTACAAATCGGGATATTGTGGTCTCCGCTCCTGCCGGTTCCGATCTGGTTGTCACCGCCGCTGTTACAAGTGCTGGTGCTGGTACTGCTCTTGCTACTGTCCTGTATGGTACTAATGGAAAGTTCCTTGGAGTTGCTGCGTTCGTACAGAATGGCGGTAAGGACTTCGGTGCTGGAACTGCTTGCTGGAAAGATGGTATGTCCGTCTCGATTCTTCGTGATGGTCGTGTTTGGGTTCCTGCTGAGTCCACTGTTGCTGATAAAGACCCTGCCTATGTGTCTGGTCTCGGCGGTGCTGGTACTCTCGGTAAGTTTACTGACGTTGCTACTAATAACTATGACATCGGTGGATTCTTCCGCTCGAACGTCTCGTCCGGTCTCGCACTCCTTGAAGTGCGTGGAATGAAATAAGGAGGATAGCATAAATGAGTGAATATATGCACCTTGATGCTAATGAGTCTATCTTCTTCAATCGTGAGCTTGAGACCATTCGTGCCAAGTCTTACGACGTAAAGTATGATGACAACTTTAAGATGTTGGCACTGCTTCCGATCTCTATGGAAGGTGATCCTCTGGATACCCAGATTACTCATCGTGTCTTTGGTCGTGTTGGAGTTGCTAAGATGGGTGGTGGCGATTATGCTACTGATTTCCCCTCTGTCGATGTGTTCGGTAGTGAAGTAACTGTAAAGGTATATCCTATTCAGGCTTCCTACAAGTACAACAAAGACGAAATCGCTCGTGCTGCTCGTGCTAACAAGCCTCTTGAGCAGATGAGAGCTAATGCTGCTCGTAAGGCGATTGATAAGAAGCTTAATGATGTTGCTATGAACGGTGACACTGTTACCGGTGCAACTGGACTCTTTAACGCTTCTGGTATTTCTACCTATACTGTTCCTGATGGTGCTACTGGTTCTAAGACCAACTGGGAAACCAAGACAGCCGATGAAATTCTGGCTGACCTCTATGGTATTTCTAACTACATCATCACCAGCACGAAGGGTATTGAGATTCCTGATACGATTGCTCTGCCTCTTACCAGCTACCAGTTGATTGAGCGGAAACGCCTCTCCACTGATTCTGAGAAGACCGTTCTGAACTACTTCCTTGAGAATAGCAAGAACATCAAGAACATCGTATGGTTCAATGAGCTTGAAACTGCTGCTCCCTCTAGTCTGACTTATGACTCACTGAAGGCTATGTACTGCTGGAAGAATGATGCAGATCATCTTGTGCTTGATTTGCCTCTTGCATATACGCAGGAAGAGGTATTTCAGGATGGTCGGGAGTACGTTATTCCTTGTCGCGCCAAGACAGGTGGGGTGACAGTGTTCTACCCCTTGAGTGTTGCAAAAGGTTTGGGAATCTAAGGTTCTAAAATCAATTAACTAAATGAGGGGTATTGCCAATAATGGTGATACCCTTTATTCTAAGTCCTTAGAAGGAAAGCCATTTGAAATATAGTGGCTTTTATTATAAAGACTATCGTAAAAGGAGATACCAACGATGATTGTTAAGAACACTACTGATGGGTGCATTGGAATTCCACTCAAGGACTCTATCGAGATTCTGAATCTTGTTCCCGGTGTACAGGATGTAGATAACAAAGTGTATGCAAAAGCATATGGGACAGCAAAGCGTCTTGTAGCAGCCGGAACTATTACAGAGGAATGGGCTAAAGAAGAAGCAGCTAACATTAAAGAAGGGGATTACCCAGAAGAGCTTGTTCTTGACTGCCCTGACAAGAAAGATGCAGATAAGAAAATGGTTCCTGCAAAGACCATGAATATTGACCGTCGCAGTGGTGACAAGCTTCCTCAGATGATTAAAGAATGTTTCCATATTCCTACACTTGATAAGTGGGAAAGTGAGGAACTTCGTGCAGATATGCGTCTCCAGATGCTTCAGCAAAAGAAGCTTGTGGAAGATGGTGCAATAAAAGGATAACAAATGACAGCCATAGAAATAGTACAGGCAATATGCCCTGATCTTTATAATGACTCTGCTAGAGACACACACATTGCTCTTGCTCGTGATGAGACAAATGCTACTTTCTATGGCATAAATTATGAGAAGGCAGTAGCTTTACTTGCCTCTCATAATTATTTTTTAGCTGTTACTAATGGTGGTAATGCAGGTGTCCAAACATACAAAATGTCTGGACGTATGGCAGTAAGTTATGGTGGTATTGGTGTCATAAGAGAGTACTTAGAACTATCAAATTATGGTAGACAGCTCATGAGCCTTATTAACAAGACATCCCCGGCAGCATCTACCTGTAGTGATGTTGCTATTAACTACTTAATAAATGGTGACCCCAGTGTCCTTATTTCCTGAGTATGATGAGGTAATGGAAGTTTACAGATACACAGAACCTTCTGGATGGGAAGATCCATCATGCACACTTATTGGTACTGTTGTTGGAAGAATTGAACCTGTTGCTGCAAATGAAGAATTACTAAATAATCAAGATTTTCAAGGCATTGTAGAAGTTGCATTTTTGGATATTCAGTATGATGGATTTGTACTTCCAAACGATTATATTAAAGATGTAAGAGGTACAATTTACCAGAATAGAGGTATACCTGAGACATGGAGACACCTCATACCATATGTAATGTTAAAACTTGAAAGACCGCAATCCCCATTACCAGAGAACTTACAATGAATAAATATTGTAAAATAGAGTGGAGAGGTAAAATAATAGATTCATCAAAAATATCAGTAGGGGTTCAGGCTCTACTTGCTGATGTTGGTTCTGCTACTGTAGCAGAAATGAAAGAACACACAAAAGAACACGATGTATCGAAAAGACTATCTAACTCTATTACATGGCAGACCAGTAATAAGGGTTCTAATGCATATGGAGAACATAGGGATGAGGATAAAATTGATAGTCCAACAGAAGATGGTGTATTGTATGTTGGTTCTAATGCTCCTCATGCGTTGTTTAGAGAAATAGGTTCTGGTATACATAGAACAGCAGATGGACATGAACAGTTTGAAGAGTCTATGAAAGAGTGGTGTAAAGCAGTTCTTGGTATAGACCCTGATAGATCACCCGGAGAAGCATATGACTTTGCTATGGTATTAAAGCATGTCAGAGATAATTTTACAGATGCAGCTCCTTTTTTAGCTCCTACTATGCCAGAAATTCCTAAGATCGTTAATAATGCATGGCTTAGGGCAGAAAAATTATTATACAAAGAGGTAAAGGGTAAATGATAGAAAAAGACATTTTACAGTATTATCAAACCATAACTCAAATAACAGATATTATACCAGCTAATAAAATTTATGTAACACAGGCACCAACTAAAGCAGTTATGCCTTGGCTTATAATAGAACCTACAGGCGGTAAGAGAGTTCGTATAAGTGCATACAAAGGGGAAGCTACTAACCTTGTTCGTATCTGTGTAGATGCTGGCCCAACAAATTGGATTGCATCACGGAATGCTATTGAAAATGCTAGAATTGCTTTAGAGAATATGCGAGGTACATTAGGAGATGCTACAGATATTGTTATTACAACTGGTGAAATAAGCACATATATGGGATTAAATGGTTCTTATAGATATAGCTTTCCTGCTACATGTAAATACACTTTCCCGTGGAATATACAAAGACCTCTGGTATAAATCAGGGGTGTTGACAAAAACATACATTACTGTATACTTTTGTATACAATGACCTTATAAAAGGTCTACACAGAAAAAGAAGATTCTACCTCTTAGTGTGGTAGAAACATAGGGGGTATAACATGGCTATTGAAAGACTTGTTGGAAGTGATGCACTTTTGACGACACTTAGCTTTGGTGCTGAACTTAATAGCGGTACTGCTATTAAAGGTGAACTGTACCAGATTGTTGCCAAAGCTGGAAATACAGTATTTCCTGAAGGCTTTGAGGTTGGGCAATTTTGGATTGGAGATGGTGTAGCAACTTTCTCTGAAACCAACTCTGCAAAACTCGCCACTGCTGCTACTGTTGCAGAAGTAAGTTCTTTTAGTTTCGATATCTCTGCTGATGAAATCGAAGTTACTGTTCTTATGGACGATCAGAAGAAGTATCGTATTGGTAAGAAAGACGTATCAGGTTCTATTGAGGGAATTACATTTGTGTCTTCTCTTGGTGATGGCACAAGTCTTGCTAATCGTTTCTTCCCAATCATTAACTATGATGGTGATACAGGTGCTTCTACTCGTCACGATGTTGAAACAAGTGACTTGTTTATTAAAGCATACCTCCAGAAAGATGATTCAGAGGGTGAAACACTTGTCTATGCTCTTGCACAGATTCAGATTACCTCTTACAATCTTGGTGCTTCTGTAGCTGATGCCCAGAGCTTTACTGCAAATGTGCGCCTCATTGGTAAGGATATGGAAATCTTTACTGAGACTATTCCTGTTTCAACCTAATCGAAAGTAGCCCTACTTCGGTAGGGCTTTTATTAAAAGCATACAAAAGGAGATACCTGTATGATTTTGCAACCTACCACAAGTAAGATTCGAGTTTTTGTTCCTGAATGGAGGGACAACAACAAACAAGATGATGGTGACCAGATTAAGATTCACTATCGAGCAGTAACCGTTACCATTAAAGAGAAAATCCTCCCTAGAGAATTTTCCTATGAAAAAGGTTCGGATGGTGAAATGGCTCCTGTTATGAATATTCGGATAGACCGAAAAAAGTATCTGGATGAGCTTGTAACCAAAATTGAAAACCTTGGGTATATCAATGAAGATGGGGTAGAAGTTAAAGTGTCTACTGTAGCACAGCTTTTTGCTGGCCCTATTGAGTTTGATGGTCTTATCGATGAGATATATGCCTTTTTCAATGAAATTGTAACTTCGAGAATAAACGAAAAAAACTAAGAATTGCTTATCACTTGCTGGCAAAGGGTGAGCATAAAGTAAAATATCTTAAACACAGAGGACATATTCCTCTTGTGTTTAAGATAGGAGATGAGCCAGTTAGTATCCCCCGTGATACTATAAATGACTATATAGATGATCCTTATTTTTTATCTATCTTATATTATTACAATATGACAAAATTATGGGGTATGCCTAATGGTGAAGGATGGGCCAATGAGCCGTGTGACCTTCTGGATGGTATTACTGCACTAGAAATGGAATCTAAAGCTATAGAAGCTGAAATGTATGATAATGTAAATTCAAAAAATAAACCACACACCACAACAAGTCCTAAAGCATTAGGTGCAAAACAGAGGTAGCACATGGCAGATACCGCAGTACGATTAGTAATGACAACTAAAGGCGTTAGAGAGAGTACAAGACAGTTCAAGGAATTTGAAACTGTCTCTACTCGTTCTATGTCTTCTGCTGAGAGTTCTGTTGCCCGTTCACTCGCTAGGATGGCTGCCCAGTATATATCTCTAGGTGTTGCTGTAAATAAGGCAATAAAAGTAATGTCTTCTGGTATGGAGTTCAACAAATTCGTTGAAAACCAAACCATGAGCTTCACTGTCATGATGAAGTCTGCTGAGAAAGCTAAAGCGCAGATGAAGGACTTGTACGACTTTGCGGTAAATAGTCCCCTCACGTTCAAGGAAACAGCAGGGGCCTCAAAGCAACTCATGGCGTATGGCTTTGCTTCTAAGGAACTCATCCCCACTATGAAGATGCTGGGTTCGGTGGCTATCGCTACGGGACACAAGCTCGACGACATCTCTTATGTGTACGGTACGCTCCGTTCTCAGGGACGTGCATATAGCCGTGACCTTATGCAATTTGGTATGCGTGGTATTCCGATCTATGAGGAACTCGCTAAGGTTATGGGTGTCAATGCTAGTCAGATACAGAAGATGGCTAGTGAGGGGAAGATTGGATTTAAGGAAGTAGAACAGGCATTCAGAAACATGACTACCGGAAGTGGTAGATTCTCTGGTATCATTTCAGGGTACATGGACACACTGACTGGTAAGATGTTTATGTTATCCGATATTTGGGAAAAAACAACAGGTGCTCTTATGGCCGATACCATGCCTGTTATAAAGCAACTGGTTGCCGATCTTACCACTGCGTTAGATTCTCCCGAATTCCAAAAGACAATCAAGGTACTCTCCGTAGAGATAGCGAAACTTGCATCCGCCCTATCAAGCGTCATTGTGTTCATTGCAAATAACTTAGGTCTTGTTGTGTCTGTACTGGAAACCATTGTGGCAGTTAAGTTGGTACAGATGGTACAGCAGTTCGGTAGCGTGGCTAGTATAGCACAGTCGCTTTCTCTCGCGTTTGGGCCCTTTGGTGTGGCTCTTGTCGCCATACTAGGTACTGCTATGGTGCTCCGTAACACACTTCAAGGTATATACAACGATGCCAATGAGCGGGGACGCACTTCCACAGACAAAAATACACGTCTTTCCCAGCTTACGTTTGACCTCGATCCTGTCCGTACAGCGGGGGCCCTGAAGACAGCGACAAACGCGCTTACGGCCCCGTTCGGCCTAGAGATGGTGGAGAACCAGATAAAGCCAGAACAGATAGACGCCATAGCCGAAAAGTACAACGTCACCGCCTCAGAAGCGGCCAACGCTCTTATATCAATCAATGCCCTCTCTGAGGCTCAGTGGAAGTTCTACCTGAACACGAAGTCTGCTGTTAGGGGTATGGACGAGCTTGCGGCCAGAATGAACGCGATACAGAACCCGCGCCCCACCATGAAGATACAGCAGGAGTTTCTTAATTCTTTGACTGGTATGGGCGAGGCTCGATACGCTGATACTGATTTTATAGCGAAAGGTGCCCTCGGTGCCAAGGACTATATAGAGGGATTTGCCGACACCATGAGGCGTGAAAAGGGTGTGTTCAAAGAAGCATTTACCCCAAAGATGGAGGAAGACCTTCTTCAGAACGAGTACAATGCCCTCGTCAGTGCACTAAAGACCGGTGCTGGTGTTGAAAAATTGTTCGATAAGACAAAGTTTGATGAGGTTATCCGTGCTCGGCTTGTGCAATTAGACAAACTGTTGGACGGTGCAGGGAAGAAAGCAAAAGAAATAAAACTACCATCTCTCGATAAGTGGTGGCTACCAGAAGATTCTGCTGTAGCAGCTACATTAACAGCTATAGATGATGTTCAGTTAGCAGGAGAAAAAGCATTATACAACGCACAAAAGGAAATAGATAATAGACAAAGTATAATAGATGCTAATTTGAAGAATGCAAAACTTATGAATGATTCTGTTGATAAGGCGAGAATGCTTGTAAAATGGAATGAAGAGAATCTTAAACTGGATAAAGAACGGCAACAAATATTAAATGATATAAATGAAACAAATACACGAAACACAAACATGCAAAGGTACGCAGAATATACAGGACAAGGTGGTGGAATTTTTACTGCATTTCAAGCTGGTGCTGGTGAAGCATTCCAAAAAGCCATAGATAATGTAGATATTACTGCATTTGCTGATGGTATAGCTAATACATTAGGTGCCTCTTTAGAAGGAACTGAGGTTGGTTCCATGGCTTCGGGTGCCATGAGTGGTGGTGTAGTTGGACTTATATCAACTATTATTGCCCAATTTGTTAGTCTTTTAACTACAATAGAAAATGTAAATCGTTCTCTTAATGCATTAACAACTATATTTGAATCAATGAAAGCTGTATCCAATATAGTTGAAATTATTGACAATGCTTTTGAACCAATCACAAAACACTTAGAGCAACTTGGAGAAGCATCAGCTCCTCTAACAGCTATCTTTGTGGGATTATTGAAAATAGCTAATGCAGTTATGTATTTGATGCAAAGTCCTTTATTAGCAGTTATACAAGTTTTAGCAGATGGTTTTAAGTGGTTCTATAATTCTGTTATAGTACCGGTTGGTAATTTTATTGTCATGGCAGTTAATGCTATAATAAAAGTTCTTAATAAAATTCCGGGTGTTCATATTAAGTATCTTGATAGTCTTGTAAAGTTAACATCTACTATGGATGATTTTACAGATGCAGCTAATTATGCAAAAGATTCTTTGGGTGACACTATCAAGTATCTTGAGAGAAAACTATCTGAGATATATGATTCACAATTAGATAGCATCCAAGAATTATATGAAGTTGGTGCTATGTCTGCTACAGACTATGAAGCACAAGTAAAGACATTAAATGATTCTATGGTAACTAGCCAAGATGCCTTAGTGTCTTATGCCGACAAACAGTTATCTACACAAACTGGAATATTACAAAGATTATTAGAATTGTATGCTTTGCAAAAGATAATAGATGAAGATAAGCTAACTCCAGAGGAGATGAAAAACTTATTAGAGTCTCATGGTCTTACTGCTAGTTCCCTATCTGATATAATGATAGGCTCCATCGGCACTGCTTTAGCTAATAGAGATGCGGCGGCAGCAAAGGCTGCACTTATAAAACAACAGGAAGCTGAAGCTCAAGCTCGTGCTGCTGAAATGCAAAGGGCTAAAGGCACCAGTATGAGTAACCTTGAATCTATGATTTCCAAGGTAGAACGTAATGACATTTCCAGAAGTACAGCTATGAAGTATCTAAGCGGGGGAAGTCTAGCAGCTTACCAAGATGCCCAGAAAAAATATGCACACGGTACTATATCTTCTACGGCATTGGAGTTTGCAACAAATTTAGCTGTTTATGCTGGAAGACACGCTGCACTCGCTGCATTCCAGAGAGATGTAAAGGCTACAGAATCCGCTATAATGAGTGCCACCACACCAGAGCAAATCAAAGCCTTATATAATGCACTTACAAGTAGATGGGCAGGACTTGATGATACATTCTTTAAGAACAACTCTGTTCTTTCATACGATGTTGGTACAGGATATGTTCCATATGATATGATGGCACAGATTCATAAGGGTGAGTCTATCATTCCTAAAACATTTATGGACTCAATAAGAAGTGGAGAGCTTGTTCTAGGTTCTAATAATCAGGGGTCTGGACAAACCACTATTGTGAATGTTAGTGTACAGGGAAGTGTAATAACAGAGAATGACTTAGTTGACAAATTAACTACTGTTATATACAAGCAACGATCCAGAGGAATACTGACAGCATAAGGAGACAGATATGGCATATGATAAGAGGGTTTATGTAGATTTTAATGATGGGGTTGGATTTGTCGATATTTCTTCTTATGTACAATATGATACACTTTCTGTAACTAATATAGCATTCAATAATGCATATAAAACAGCTCAAAGTAGCTGTTCCTTTTCTGTTATATTCAGTACCACATTATATAATAATTTAACTACTTTTGTAGGCGATCTTCCTGTGAAGGTTACTCAAATAATAGATTCTATAGAAACACCTTTATTTTATGGACATATACCATATGATAGATCTTGGACTTATGATGGTATCATTGCTAATACTATTATTAAAATCACAGCAGTAGATAATATTGATTATTTAAGTGTTCCTGTTGGGGATGTTTCTTTTACAGGGTATAGTATAAGTGACCCACTTAATCCTTCAACTTCGTTACTTCATACCTTACTAAGTATAGCTGGATGGGATAATTCAAAAATCGCCACCATAACTATACCTGAGGTTATTGCAAAATTTGCTCCAGAGTCAGAAGAGCAAACAGTTATAACTGTATTAACTCAGCTTCTATTTGAATATGGATATGTTTTATCCACAGATGCATCTGGTAACATATCACCATGCAGGTGGAATCTTGCAAGTGATGCTACTCCTGTCTTTGAATTTAATGATAGTAATATTGTATCTGAAGTGAAAATAAAAGATGGTATGGACTCTTACACAGGTGTAGAAATAACACATTATAACTTAGGGTACAAAGAGAACGTTTTAGTATATCGTGATGAAAATTGTGAATATGATGATGCTGGATTTTTTAAGGGCGTAGATATTGTGGGTGGATATACTTATCCATCTGAGACAAATGTAATAGATGAAACAACTGGTGTAAATCAGATTGTATGGCAAGAATATTCTGAAGATTCTATCCGATATTTTACAAATAAAGCTATATCTCAAGGATTGGATTATAATTACAAAGCATTTTCTAGTGATTTTTCTGGTATGATTGTCACTGAAAATCATTTACATGAGTATAGGGCAGAAGCAGGTCTTGTTATAAACCATGTTGAATTTCTTAATAAGAAAGCACGTATTGTTTGGAGTAATCCCACCACTGATTTCCTTAAATTGTATTATAATAACATCTATGCAGATGTGTGGTATAAGACAAAAGAAAGAAAAGTAGGTATAATTTTTAATACGGATTCAGCCTCATCTTTATATACTGCAACTCTTGTATATACTTTTACAAAAGAACTTGCAGATGTTTTTGCAAAGGGTATAGCGAAGCAGTTGGAATATGGTAATACATTATATACTTTTACATCAGAGCATTATATTCCTGCTGGGTATCTTGTAGGTGTTAATATTGGAACTGGAGATAACGCATTAGCACTTATTCAAAAAGTATCACTCGATGAATCAA